GAGAACGTCGCCCCGGTTCCGCCGGCACCGCTGGCGTCCACGGAGAACTCTGGTTCCGTGCGTTCGTCGCTGACGACAACACTGGCAGACGTGCTGCCCGAAACCACTACGTCGCTGCTGTAGCCCAGCGTCACCGGGTCGCCGGCTTTGTATCCGGTGCCGCCATTGGTGACTGAGATGGCCGAAATGTTCCACGTCTTTGGTGTGTCGCCGGTCTCGGCCACGGCCACGCTGAGCGTGGCCCCGCTGCCGCTGCCGCCGGCCGTAGCCGTGATCGACGGCTGACTGCGTGCCGTGACTGTGGCCGCCGCCTTGGTGGCTGTCGTGTCGCCGCTTGCGGCCGTGATGGTCAGACTCTCGCCATCGACGTAGCCGCTGCCGCCGCTGGCCGTGGCGCTGGCGAGCGCCCAGACCGTAGGCGAGCCGCTACTCGAGAGCGTCGGCGTGAACGTGGCCCCCGCGCCGCTGCCGCCTGAGATCGTCAGCGTCGGTGCAATGCGGCCAAGGCGGGCGTACCCAGACCCGCCGTCTGTCACGGTGATTTCAGAGATCGTGCAGTCGTCTTGCTTGGAAATCTCTGCCTTGGCCCCGCTGCCAAACGTCGCGTCAATCGTGATTGAGTCGCCGACCTTTGTCGGAATGCGGCACCAGCCGTACCACGGGTCATAGGTGTAGGGCTCGCCGGCGGCGATGATGGCGGCCACCTCAGAAGCGATGAGTGCATCCACGCACTCACTCTGTGAGTCCCAGCGGCGACTGATCTGGCAGTCTGGCAGCAACGCGACAAGCCGGTCGTAACTCTCGGATGTGGCGAACCGTTCGTAGGCGGTGAGAGAGGCACACGGAAAATCAGCCTCAAGATCGTCGTGTGCGCTGCTCGATAGTTTGCCCGACATGAACCGAGCCCAGCGTGCGGTTGGCGTCGCCGCCGTGTCGCCAGGGATCGTGCCGTCGCATTCGCAGCAAATGCAACTCTGGCAAGCGCACTTGTCGCAGCACTTGCCGCACGGCATTAGCACCATCACTCGCACTCCGCGGCGATGAGAAACCACGCCGTACCCTCAGCGTGAATGGCACAGTTGCCGGACGACGCCGGGGCCGAAAGGTTCGCGAACAGGTTCGTCGCTACGACCGTCCCGCCGCCGCCGTGCTTGAACGTGATCGTCTTGTCTTGGTTCTTCGACCAGGCGCCGGTGAACGTGCAGATGCGGAACGTGGTGGGGCGGGCAACGTCCTCAAACCGCCCCGTGACGCTGAAGAACTGCCCGCCCTCGGGCGTGTTCTCCACCTTTTGCACGAGCCGGATGAGGGCGTCGGTCAGGTTGTCGCCGAGGCGGTTGCCTTTAGCCATCAGAGGATGTCCCGTATGCGGACGCCGAGGTTCTGGAAGTTGCGGCCGAAGTCCATGACCGGGTTCAGCACATACTTATCGGTCAGCACTTTCGGATCGGCGACATTCACATCCCGCGGCGTGCCGTCTAGGTTCAGCGCCACGGGCTGCCCCGAGGGCCGTTGGCACCAACTGTCCGCGGCTTTCGCGTTCGGCGATGCGATCTTGACGCTGGCCCTGACCTTCTTCCCGGCTGCGGTAGCAAGCGCGAGCGGCGTGACGACGACACCGAGATTGTGCTGGAGCGACAACGCCCCCTCGTCGACAGCGTCGTTCCCGCCAACCCCAAGGCCGTCGTTGAAGCAGTTCCACCCCTCAACAATCTGCTCGTGAATCCACCCAGCCTGCGACTTCACGGCGAACTCAAACGAGCGGACGAAACCACGGTAGGTAAGGTCGCCGAACTTTTCGACGGTTGGGCGTACATTGATGCTGCGCAACATGCAATGAAACGGTTCAATGCTCCATCCGAGAAACTCAAAACGGTCGTCGTTGACAGAGCCAGACAGCTCTAGGTTTGTCATCGGAGCATTGTCGAACTGCTCAAGCGTTATGGTGATGATTGGTACGGTCTTCGTAACTCCCTCGTACTTGTCGCCGCAGGGGTTTACGGTGTCCGACTCTGCCGCTAGGCCAACCAGAGTCAGCCGTCGCCACTTCGTCGCCGGAACCTCCATCAGCGTCGAAGAAATCGAAAACTTCGCCGGCCGAATGTCCGGCGGCTCTGGTTGCGTCCCCTCCGGTCCCTCGATCGTCTTGTATGTCGCCGTGATCTCGCGAGCGACCCGCGAGTCGCCGCTGGCCCGCTCGCTGATGGACGAGCAGGTCATCGTGATGTCGCCGGGGTACAGGTCGCCGACCCTGACCCCGATGGCGCCCTCGACCGAGTATGCCTCGCCAGGGGCGTTCAGAATGACACGCCACGCGCGGACCCGCGTCCCCGACGCCTGCCCCTGCTGGACGGTCAGTTCGTTCGACTGGCCCGTCGTTACTTCGCTGATGAGTTTCGGCACGACTCAGCCCTCAAGGATGTCCACGCGGAGCCGGGCGCCAGCATTCCCGATCGCGGCGTAGTCGGTGCCGGCCGAGAGTCGCAAGACAGCCGGCTCGCCAGCCCGCAGGGTGCAGGCCGACGCGAACGACCCGCCGGCGTCGATGCCGAACTGGGCTGTGGCGGCGGTCGCCGTCGACAGGTTTCTCAAGAATGCCAGCCCGACGGCCGTCAGGTTCGCCGTCGAGATAGACACGGCGGTCGTCGTGAGCGTGTAGGTCACGCTCTTGAGGCCGGCGTTGTTCATCGTCGCCGTCACGCTGGACGCCGAGAGGTTGTTGGTGAGGTTGTCCTTGTTCACCGCGACGGTGACGCTGTAAGAAATGTCGGCCATGTTTTCTATCCTCTGATTTCCACGATGGCTCCATCGGACTGCGCCTCGATCGCGTCGATGACGCCCTGAAGCAGTTCCGTCTGCTTCTGCATTTCGACAAGGTTCACATCCTTGTTTGGGTCGTCGCCGCGGAGGAGGCGGTTCAGTTCCCGCTGCCCCTCCATCGTGTTGGTGTCGGCGGCGTTCAAGGCGGCGCGGGACGGCCCCTGGAGGAGGGCGTTCATCCGCTCCTCGCGGAAGCCCATGAGCATCGGGGCGACTTGCATCGCCTGCTCTAGTGCCAGGCGGCTGAAGGCGGCGTCTCTTTGGCCGCGGTTGATTATTCGATTGACCCCCTGCTCGTCGAGTGCCTTGTCGAGGTCAAAAGCCCTCTGCCCGGCCTCTTCCCTTGCCCTCTCAAGCGGGGTCTTGAGGAGTTCGCGTCCGCGACGAATGGACTCATCAAGCGATGCTGCTTCCTGCGCCCGGACATCGGCTTCGCTCGCTCGTCTTTTGGCCTCCCGCCCCTCCGGCGAGTCCTCGAAGATGCGATTTATGGCTCTGTTCGCCCTGTCTCGGTCACGCTCTGCTTGCTGCTTCTGCTCTGTGGTTGCCTTCTCGTCGTCAAGGACACGCTGCGCCTTGTCGCGGTTACGAATCAGCAACTCCAGCCCGTCGCCAACCTGACCCGCCGCTGCCCGCCTCTCGAAATCCTGCCGCACCCGCGTGTTTTCTTCTCGCACACGCTGGGCGTCGTCTTCTGCTCTTCTGGCCTCCGCGTTCAGCCTGCTCGCTCGCCTTCTCTCAAACTCCAAGTCGGTGCCAGGTCGATTGCGTTCCGCCTCGGCGCGGTTTGCGGTCCTGCGGGCCTGATCGGACGCCGACCTCGCCTCCTGGGCGACGGTATCGACGAGTTGGTTGCTTAGTCTGTCAAGGGCTTCGGCAACGGCCTTGGTTGTGTTTGCGAGTGATTCTTGTTCTGCAACAAGATTCCTGACGGCTTCGATCTCCTTCTTCGCCGCTTCGGCGGCATCAACGTCGCCCCCCTCCTGGGCCGTCTTGAGTTGCCCTTCCGCCTTGACGAGACGCTCATTCAGAGCGCTCAACTCACGCTCGATCTGGGACGCGCCGCCGTTGAGTGCGTTCGCCAGAGTCTCCTGCGCGCGGCCGATCTGGTTAGCGGCGTCGATGGCGGCTTTTGTCGCCTCGATGGCGACCTTGTTCGTCGCGTCGCGGAAGATATCCTTCTCGAGGCTTATGAGTTGCTGCTGAAGCGCATCCAGTTGCCGACGCCGCTCGTTGTTTGCCGGGTCGCCTGGATTTCTGTTGATCTGGCCTTGAAGCCTGGCCTGTTCAGCCTCGTTCAGCCTCCTTGCCGCCGCAGCCTGCTCGCGAGGGCCGCCGGCGTTTCTTACGGCCTCCGACTGTTGCCTGCGGAATGTCTCAACCTCGGCTTCCGCTCGTTGGACGGCCTCCCGGCGGTACTCCTCCGCAGCCTGGGCCGCGGCTTCCATGCCGCCGTCAGCGCCGGCTGTCATCTGCATTGCCCGAGCCACGGCTTCGATTTCCGCCCTTGCCGTTGCCAGCCTTGAGTCTGCAACTCCGGCAACAGCCTGCTCCGCTGCAATCCCAGGCCGCGCGACAGCCGCGTCGGCGAAGCGACGCTCCCGCTCTCTAGAATCTCTGATTTCTCTCTGCAACCGCACCCTCTCGCCGGGGTCGGTCGCTCTCTCGAGTTCCCGCTGGCGGGCAGACTGAATCCCCCTCTCCCTCTGCACATCACGGTCGACCGATGCAATGCGCTCGCGCCGCTGCTCGTCCTGCTTATTACGAATTTCCTCCAGCGCCCTGTCGCGGTCGCGTAATTGCTGCGTGGCCCTGCTTCCGCCAGCCCTTTCGATCGACTCTGCCACGGCGTCGTAGGCCGACGCAAGCGACTCTGCAAGTGACTTCTGCCGCTCAAGCGTCTGATTCAAAGACTTCAACTGGTCTTCGGTGTCAACGCCCGCGTTGTACCACTTGATCAAGGCGGCAACCAACTGGGCGGTAATGGCACTGCTGATGCCAACGATCAGGCCCGTCGTTCCGCCGAGGATGAAGCCAAGTTGCGACAGGTTGTTCCCGGCCGCGCGAATCCTTTGGTCAAGACCGCCAGTGACGCTGAAAAAGTCTTCTACGGCGAACGCGGCCTGCTGGATAGCGAGTCCAGCATTTCCGAACGCGCCGCGGGCTACGTCTCCGACGCGAGCGAAATCTCGGCCAAAAGACCCCAGAGACGGGTCGGCCGCAGTGACGGTGCGGATCAATTCCTCTCGCGTCCTAGCGACCTCGGCCGCAGCCCGCTCCGCGTTCTCCTCGAGGCCGCTGTATGCTCTGAATGCCGCAACCCTGAAAGCCTCAAGCGCGGCCACTGAGGGGCCGCGCTGCTGGGCCGCCAGGCTCGCGAGCCTCCCCTGCGTGAACTCGATCTGCGCCCCGATCGCGTTCAGTGACCTCGTGTCGATGCCGAGGTCTAGCCCAGCCGCACCAGCGCCGCCGAAACGCCCAAGAAACTGCTGGCCGATGTCGCCGCGGCTCGTGATCGCCGCCTGAATCGCCTGAACCTCGTTCCTGACTCCCTGCAACTGCTCTGCCGTCGTGCCGATGCCTTCGCGGGCGAGGTTTTGAAATCGCGTCGTCAGATTGTCCACCGGGGGACCAAGGGTTGCGGCGAGGCCGGGGAGTTCCTCCAACTGGCGACGCACCGAGCCGATTTCGCCACCGATGGCGTCGGTGAACCTTCTGGCTGGACTTCCCGCGTTTGATGTTCGCCCCTCGTTGTCAAGGAGGCGTGTTTCGCGCTGGTCGATGTTTAGCAGCCCAGACGCGTCAATGGCCCTCTGCCGAGCGGCTGCCTGCGCATCCAACTGCTCGTTCACGCCTCGGAGCGACTCCTCCAGCCTGTCGGATGCGGCGGCGAGCACCCCAAGCGATACGGCGCCACCCTCGGCCCCATTCGCTACAACGTCAAATCGCCTCTTCTGCTCCTCCAGTTGTCGCTGTGCTTCCGCTGGGAGCGCCCGGAACTGCTCCTGCAAAGCCCTCGCGCGGGCGAGTTCCGACTCCATCGTGCGGACGACAGGGCCGAATCCGCTCACGGTCGGTCGCTGCCGCTCCATGACGCCGGCCGTCGCGTCCTCGAAGGCGTTTGCGTTCCTGCGGGCGGTCACACCGCTACGCCTATCTCGCTCTGCGTCATCAAATCTATTCTGCGCGTCGGCGAGTTGCTGCGCTGCCGCCGCAGCCTGTCTTGACAGTGTGATCTCCTGCTCCAACTGATCGTTGATCTCTCGCAACCCGGCCACCTGGCGGTTGTACGCCGCCTCTGCCGCCTGGGCGTCGCCGTTTCGCGTGATGCGGATACGCTCGAGCGTGGAGAGGAGGCTCTGTGCCTCCTGGGCCGCCTGCCGCTGCTGGCCGACGAGCGCCGCCACGCCGCCGCCCTGTATCTGATCCGGCGACAGCGACGCCGCCTGCTGCTGAAGTGCCGCGGCGCGGGCAGCTTGCTGGACGAATCCAGGCTGCTGGAAACGGAGTTCCTGCCCCGACGCCAGGCTGCCGGCCGTCTGGCCCGCCTCTCGCAGGCGAGTCGCGGCCTGTGCGACGCGGTTGATCCTCGCCTCGAGGTTGGCAAAGTCACGCTCGCTCACCCTGGCGCCGCTGCCGAGAGATACGCGGAGCTGCTCGGCGGCCTTCTGCGCTGACTCGAGGGCTGGGGCGAAGTTCCTCTGCACCTGCGCCGACAGGCCGGCAAAGTCCTTCGCGGCCTGCGACACCGGCTTGGCAATCCGTTCGGCGGCCTCGGCAAACTGCCGGATCGCCTGAACCTCCTGCTGGTTGACGAGTTTGAGATTCTGCCCGACGCCCAACTTGAGCGCCCGCTGCAACTTCTGCAACGGCGTCAAGATGTTGTCGAACTCTTTGCCAGCGCGGCTCGTGGCGCCGGAGATGGTGCTCTGAATCTTCCTCGCGAACTGAGTGACGTCCTTGGCGCCGTTACTCAGGCCGCGGGACAGCCCCTTGGAGTCTGCCGTCAGGATCGCCGAGATTTTGCCGAGATACCCGCGACGGCTCATCGTCTCATCCTTGAGGCTGCTTCAACTTCATCAGTTCCGTCAGCATCGACTCATGCGATTGCTTCGGTCGCTTCTGTGCCGGGATGAACACATCCTCGTCAGGCACTCGCTTGTAGTTGCCCGACGCGGCCATGATCGTCCTGCATATCCTCGCCGTCTGCTGCCAACTGTTCCCCAGCGGCCACCGCTGCTGGTACGCGAACCACTCCGACAGCTCCTGCGAGTCGACCGTCTCGAGCAACTCTCGCACCGACCGGCCCAGCGCCAAGGCTAGGTCGAAGTAGAACTTTCGCTCGGGGCGGTCGGTGAATCGTTTCCCAGCGTCTCCACCGCGCTGTCGGTGAAGGCGTTGTGCTGCCACGCCTTGTCGAACAGGCGGTTGATCACGACGCTGGACTTGTCGCCAAGGGCGTCGATGTCGGCGTCACCGAAGAGCCGCTCGCCGTTGTCGTCGGCCAGCGTCATCACGAGGAAGCGGACGCGGAACGCCTTCATCTTCTGCTCGCTGTACGCCTCCTCGAATCGATCACGCTCCGTCCCGCTGATGGTGCGGATATGGACGTCGCCGCCCCACTCGGGGACCGGGACCGCCTCAGACAACTTGACGTCCTTCGCCGCCAGAATCTTCGCCTTGCTCAGAGCCATGAATCACGTTCCTTGGTAATCAGTGACACGAAACTTCGCAGAACCACGAACAACATCGCCAACGCGAGCCTCCACGTTGGCAGACTCAAGAATCACTCGCGCAGCCACGCTCCATCGCGGGGACGCAAATACCAGGGGTCCGACGCCGCGAACCGCCTGCGTGATGTCGGAGGACGACGTCACGATGAAGTCGACGGAGATGCTGGCGCCGCTCCATTCGCCAGTCGGGACGAGCACGCTTGCGCCGGGAGCGTCAACCACAGAGGTCATATCCACGACCTCTGCGGTTGGCGTCTCGACATTGACTCCGACGACCGCACCTGAGAATGTGGCGCGGGAGCCAATGAACGTAAATGTCGCCCCGTGGGCTGCGAATCCCGCCATCGCTTACGCGACTCGGAACGTCGCACTCCCGCTGACAAGGGCGCCGACGGAGCCGCCGATCGAGGACGACGCGATCGTCGCGTTGCCGCTGAACGAGAGCGGGCCGGAGATCGACAGGCTGCCCGACACGCCGGCGGTGAGGATCGTCGTCGAGATGTAGTCGATCTGCACCTCACGGTCGGTGGCAAAGCCGCCGACGTACTCCCGGCGGCCGTTCGGGGCGATGCCCAGGTGGCTGCCGTCGATGAGGTCTTGCGTGTCATTGACCTGGACCGAGGTGACGGTGAGGTTCGAGCCGCCGAACGAGAACGTCAGTCCCTGTGCCGAAACGCCTGCCATGAGTCGCGCCTCCTTGCGCCGATGTCGTGACCTGTAGGGTTAGTCGGCGGCTTCCTGCCACCTGATCTG